ACTATTTCCAACCTGACGAAGCACGCAACCGGACTAAACAACGGCCCGCTTCCTGGCTTCGGAAATGCTGGTGATGTAGCAGGCGATGGGGGAGGAAACTGGATCATCGTTGGGAATGCTGGCGATATTTGTACAAGCACTGACGACGGAGTGAACTTCTCACAATCTGTGAACGGGCTGGCAGTCGAAGGTACACAGGTAGAAGATATACAAGCCGTCGCTGCCAACGTTTACCTACCCCTCTAAGGAATAAATGCGACCTTATCTCCTAGACCACGTTGCCAGCTTAGGGCACGCGGTTTTTGAGAGTGGGCTTTACAACTTAAATATCATAGGCATACGGAATAGTGGATCTAACTCAAATAAGTTTGACGACAGAATGTGCCTTGTATACAAGGATAAAACAGGATGGGTCACTCGTACTTGGGCTTGCACAACAGACCCAGGACTTTACTGGCGGGAACACCCTGGAAATGTAAGCGGAACAGCAATAGTTGTACCGGGTCAATACAGGGGAATCTACAAAATAGGGAAACATCGGGGAAAGTACAAAGCTTTAGTACAAACTGGTGGACGAATCAGGGTTTACCGAGACTCAAATAGGGACGCCATCTTAGATATGGACCATCAAACGTCAGGATTCTTCGGTATCAACATTCATAAGGCGGGACTTAATTCTATCAACGTAAACAAATGGAGCGCAGGCTGTCAAGTTTTTGCAAAGGCGTCTGACTTCAATTCGTTTATGTCTATCTGCAAGAAGCAGCCCTGGCCTAAGTTCTCCTATACACTAATAGAAGCATGAGACTAGCACTAGCAATCTTGCAACTCGCTGTTGCTTTAATCAACAAATTACCGATGCGTAAACGTCGGTGTTTACCAGAGGAAGAATAATGGCACTCACTAAATCTGAAGTTAAAGATATTGCTGGCGATTTATTTTCGCTTGCTGATGACATCATCAAACTTAAGGCACGCAAGAAGCCCATCACAAAGGCAGACTTAAAGAGATTTCGTAACCGAGCACTTCAGCTTGCTGTAAAGCTTACTGTTGATATTCTTGACTGATGCCTGCCCGCAAAGCCAAAGGCAAGAAGTACAAGCCTAAGAAGTACAAGCCTAAGAAGTACAAGCCTAAGAAGAAAGTCAAGGCAGTTAAATCTTCTAAACGTAAGAAGAAGGGTTACTAATGCCTGAACGTGAAGTAACCGAGGAAGTACCAGTGGCATCAATAGCAAATGGTAAAATATCAGTGCCAATTGGTGCCGTGTTTATGCTCATATCTGGTGGCGTTGGCGCGTCCGCTGTCGGCGGCGCGTCTTGGATCAATAGTGGCGTCACCGCAGAACAAGTAGCGGAGATCGTAGAGGATAGACTGGAAACAAAAGACGAGGTTCTGGATATTAAGCTTCAGACAATCAATGAGAAGTTAGCACGAATAGAGAGTAAACTTGACCAAATACAAGCTATTGGACCGCCTCAGTGATCTTGGCGTAAATGAAACCATGATTGCAGATAACATCGCAGATGTTGTTCGTGGTGAAACCGTCGAGATAGTAGAGACACCAGACAAGTTAGGTAACTTAAAGGTGTCCAGGGTCAAGAGGGTACGCAAGCCAGAGGACCTAATGCGCGGCCTGATAGCTTACGACATTCTTAGTGGTGGGGAATTGGGGCTAGCCTGCGAAAATCTGCTACCAAGAAAAACAAGGGACCCACAAGACTTGCTGAAGAAGCACAGAAAATTACCAGAGAAGATAGACACGAGAATCATTTCAGACAATAAGCCACTACCCAAGAACAATGAAGAATCTTAAACCAAATCTCTGCTTAGATGTAGATACATACATCAAGAAGAAAGCCAAGCACCTTGGTTTTCCTGAAGATGAGGAATTGAGTGGATGGTTAGATACATTTAGGGAATTGGCTGAATTATCAGATCAAGATATTGATTTTAGAAAATTAGATCAACAAGCACTAGAACTCTTTGTCATAACAGTTGGCGTATCTCCGTTAGAAGCTACGTTAATCGACAAGGAGGATTATCTTGTCATTCCAGATGAAACAGGAGGGGGATTGGGCGATGATATTCCTACTCCTGATGATATTCCTGTTGATGCTCCTGCTCCTATCGACAGAGTATCAACAGTCGATGAATTACTAGATGACTTCAATTTGTTTTGCCTAGAGGCGATTCAGATTAAATACAGACCGGGCATGGCAAACCACTGTGAATACGGCGGTTACGGTCCATTTATCCTTACGTCTGCACAGAGGAAGATCGTATCAATAGCCATTGATTTATTCTTCAATAAGCATGTGCCTGTACGTATCCAGATCCTTAAGTCTCGCCAGCTTGGCGTTACTACTCTGTTCCTTGTATTCTGGATTTGGATTTGCTACCAAGTCGAAGGGTACACCGCCATGTTTATGATCGACAAGGGGCCTCACCTTGAAGAGAAGCGGCAGCAGTTGATCACTTGGATTGAAACTGCTGCTGAAAGATTTCCGGCGCTGCCTACACTTAAACGTCGTTCATCCAAGGTTCTTGAATTAACGAATAAAAGCAGAATCGTGTTAGAGTCTGCCGAGTCTCCCAACCCTGGTACATCTGAAATGCTTCAGGCTCTTCACCAGTCAGAACGTCCCAAGTGGCCGGTAGGTAGAAGCACGCAAGTTAAAGCATCAATCTTACCAGCGATCCCGGTTACTAGACATACGATAGTTATTGATGAATCAACAGCAGAGGGTTTCGATGATTTCCAGACTGATTGGAATAGAATACACGAGGGACAAGATGAATTCTCTGATGTTAGAGTGGTTCCCATTTTTCTTCCTTGGTACATCTCAGAAGAGTATAGAAAGACGCCACCAAAGAAAGCGTTCCACAAAGGAAAATTCAAGTGGCTTAACGATGACTTAGAGGTTTGCGAAACAGACGGCGAAGGAAACATAACGCTAACCGAAGAAGAGTTTGCAAGTAAGTTTAACTTATCATACGATCAGGTGTACTGGCGCAGAATGAAGATTAAGGCACCAGCGCCCACGGGGTTTGGTGGCGATAACGTTATGTTTGACCAGGAGTACCCGACAACTCCAGATCACGCATGGGCATCCATCGGAATTAGGTACTATCCTCACAGTATTCTTAATAGAATAAAAGCCGAGGAGCCCTGCTTCATTGGAAGAATCGAGCACGTAGGTCAGCCGATAACTACGCTCCAGCTTACTTCCGCACTAAAGATTGACCCGAAGGTAGTATCAGAACAATACGGTCCACTTCGCATTTGGGAGATGCCAGAGGAAGGCGCTAGGTATTTCATTGGTGGCGACGTTTCCGAGGGTAAGCTTATTACTAGCGGCTCAAAGACAGAGGGTGATTACTCTGTTATTTGGGTGCTGGATGAGTTTGGTAGGGACGTTGCAATTTTTAGAAATCGTATCCCGCCAGAAGAATTCGCTTATTACTTAATCCTGCTTGGTCGGTTCTATAACAACGCAAGAGTTAACTGTGAACGTAACAAAGATGGCGCGACTGTGTGGGCGTTTTTTGAACCTACGGGGTATCCGAATGTTTATTATCGTGACGATACTCGGGGTCGCGTATCTGACCTTGCTTGGTCCGTGGTTGGCCCTGGCGCTCGCATACCGCTTATGAATCTGCTCCGAGCAGCGATCAGAGAGGATCCGTCTAGGATACGTTCTCGGCATCTTTTCGACGAGATGCAAAGCTTCGTGAGGAAGAAGAATGGCAAGATAGAGCCCTCATCGGGCAAGCATGACGATTGCCTCTTTGCCAGGGCTCATGCTGAAGTTTGCAGAGTGGGGTTGACAGGACGCATGATAGAAAGTATCCCTGATCCTGTACCCCCACCACCTCCATTGGACTCTATGGAATCAATTTTTGAGAGCCACGGGATAGAGGTCTGGTAATGGCGTTTGATTTTGAAAAATGGGACTACCGCGTGCGTCGTGACTTAACACATCGCATGTCAAACGTTGACCCAATTTGGGACAGAAACGCTAACTATGTTAGAAACGACAGCGTTAACGAGTATGGTAACAGGACTCAATTCAAGGGTAACTTAGTACGTGAATTTGAGAAAGTAGTGTATCACAGGGTAGTAAACAAAGAGCCAGCAATCAAGGTTCGCGCAGCAGATACAAACTTTGCAGACAGCGCGAAAGACTTAGAGGTTGTGTCCAATGACATCAGCCGAATTGTAAAGCTTAAAGATGCGCTACGTCAAGCGAC